ATTATGCTCACGTGGGCTACCTGGCAGAAAACGGCGGAAGAATTCGTGGCACCAACGGTAACTGCTCCTATGGAGATTTTGGTGCGGTTGCAGAAGGATTTGATGCTAACGAAACCCCCGGCTCAGCCATAGTAGATAATAGATTCCAATTTGAAGCTGTAATTGATCGAATTGTCACTGATGGATCAGCACTGACACAATTTGAATTTACCAATGCTGGTATCGACTACACTGAAGTCACATATGTGATCACAGGTGGCGGTTTGAATGGCTCAGTACAGCAGGACGAATTCCGTGATGACGCTGTGTTTGAATTGAGAATGTTGGATCTAGTTGAAGACAGTACTAATGCCGAAGAAGCAACGGGTAATTTTGGTGGATTTGGATATATCACTAATTCAAACACCTGCCAAGGCGGTTCGTCAACTTCTGTGACCATTGCCGCCACAGACGGTGAATCTAGCACAGCCTATATCGGTATGAAGATCGTGTTAACTGGTGGTGCGGGTGTCGGACAGTTTGGTATTATTAACACATACAATTCAGGTACTAAGGTAGCAGGCCTGGTCAAAGAATCCGATGGTACAGCAGGATTTGATCATCTAATCGCTGGTACCGCTATTGTTGCACCGGATGCTTCTAGTACATATATTATTGAACCTAGAGTAACATTTAGTGATCCTGGTTACACATCTACAGCAGCTACCCTGCCAACTTCAGGCACATGGGCGGCGGTGAAATACGGAGAAACTGCTGCTGTGTATGCATCACTTACTGGCACTTACAGCGGTACTGGAGTAGGAGCCACATTCACAGTGATACGAAATGGTTGGAAATACACACCTTCTCTACAGTCAGCAGGAACAGGATATACTAGATTACAAACCATAACTATATTAGGAACTAGCCTAGGTGGCACTTCAACAACCAATGATCTAGTGATAACCATCACAGCAGTTAATTCTTCGACAGGTGCTATTTTACAATTTGATCACGAAGGTTATGGCATAGGTGGTAGATACGTAGCACTGCGCACAGGATCTACAGTGGGAGCTACATCCGAAGATGGCATTTTATGGACTACAAGACCCAGCTTGATGCCTAGTGCAGCTAACTGGTCAGCTATGACTGCTGGACTATTAGACGATGGATCCACAATAGGTAAAGTCAGTAAATTTGTAGCGGTTGCCGGAACTGCGGCTAATACCACAGGTGCATACAGCGACGACGGAATCACATGGTCAGCAGCAAACATGCAAACTTCAGCTACATGGGTTGATGTAGTATTTGGAGGATTTAGTTCTCAGAAATTCGTGGCCATAGCCAGCGATGTCACCACCGTGAGAATTAGCAATGATGGTGAAAACTGGGATCAAACTGGCACACTTACCACCACTGGTTTCACTGCAATTGCATATGGCAAAAATAGATTTGTAGCCATCAAGAGTGGCACTGCTGTTTCAAATTATTCTACCACAGGCACAGGCACATGGACTGCAGGAACACTTCCTAGTTCGTCAAACTGGAACAGCATTGCCTATGGTAATAACAGATTCGTTGCTGTATCAAATACCAGCGGTACTGTAGCTGCCTACAGTCTAGATGGTATTACCTGGACCGCTAGCACATTACCTGCAACAGCATCATGGACCAAGGTCACATACGGTCAAGGAGTGTTCCTTGCGGTAAGCACAACCACAGCAGCAGCAACTTCACCGGACGGGGTAACATGGACCACAAGAACAACCAGTACAGCAGCCAGCGGATTCTCAGCAGTGACATTCGGCAACAGAAATCGATACGGGCAATTTGTGGGTGTTGGAGGAAGCACAGGAACGGTAGCTACTTATATCAGAACTGGAGCTACTACTAGAGCCCGCGCACTGGTAGCATCTAACAAGATATTCCAGATTAATATTACAGAACCAGGATCTGGCTATAATGTCGAACCAACTATAACATTTACAGATCCTAATAATACATTTGAAGCTCCAGTAAGTGTGAGAAAAGGATCGGGAGTATTAGCTAACCCATCGTTTATAAATCGAGGATCACAGTATGTCACAAGTAGTTGTGAAGTTGATATTGGTGACGGGTATGCTAATGTATTCCAGCCGGGATCGTTCGTAGCTGTAAGACAGCTTAGTGAACAACCAACTCCTGGATCCAATGTGGTGTTTGGACATTTGCCAGATCGCACATTTAAATTGGTCAACGTTATCACATTCTTAGGTGTCAACGAAGGTGCTTATACAGCATTCTTACAAATCAGTCCGACATTGACTATAAGTGAAGCACCAGAAGATAAAGTCACAGTGACTACCAGACTGCGTTACAGTCAGTGTCGTTTAACCGGACATGACTTCTTGGATATAGGCACTGGTAATTTCATCGAAACTAACTATCCTAACACTCCTTTACAGGCACCTATTCCGGCCAATGAGACTTTTGAAGAAAATGGTGGTCGTGTGTTCTTTACAGCTACAGATCAAGACGGTAACTTTAGAGTTGGAGATCTGTTTAACATTGAACAATCAACTGGTATTGCTACATTGAATGCTGATGCATTTAATATTTCAGGACTACAAGAACTTAATCTTGGTAACGTTACACTAGGTGGTGGATCAGCTACGATCACTGAATTTTCAACAGACCCGTTCTTTACAGCAGATTCAGATAATATCGTACCTACTCAAAGAGCTATCAAAGCCTACATTGCCAGCCAAATTGGTGGTGGTGGTGCTAGCTTGAACGTAAACTCTGTAACAGCAGGTAGTGTGTTTATAAGCTCAAATATAATCACAACCACCACAGGCGGTGCGATTAAGATGAATGCTAACTTTGATTTCAGAGGTGGAGTTATTGGCCTGCCTTTAGCATTCAATTACTTTTTAACATAAATATATACATGGAGAATAAATTATGGCAACAGGAAGACTAGGAGCAGCAGATCTAGCATCAGCTACCAATACCACGCTTTACACAGTGCCTACTAGCACATTCGCAGTAGTCACGGTGAGTATTTGCAATAGAAATGCAACAAATATCAATGCAAGGCTAGCAATATCTACAACAGCTTCGCCGGCAAATTCAGAATTTGTAGAATACGATGTTCAGATAGGACCAAATGGTGTTTTAGAAAGAACTGGCTTGGTACTAGATGCAGGAAAACTAATAGTGGTACGCTCAAGTGCCGCCAACGTAACTGCTATGGCCTACGGCATCGAAACTGCTACAGCATAAGAGGAAAATATTATGGGACGTCACACAAGAGTTGGGATACAGCCACAAACTGAAGAATTTACTTTAGTCGGTACCGGTAGCACAGCCAATCGGCCGACACTGGCTGCAGACCAAAAAGGTTTTCAATATTTCAACACTGACGTTAATCAATTAGAAATTTGGAACGGCAGTTATTGGTTTGTGGTAGGAACATTGCCAAATCTAACAGTAGCCAGCAGCCAGACTATAGGGTCAAATCATGCCTATTGGGTTAATACCACATCAGGAGCAGTAAATTTAACTTTACCTGCCAGTCCAAGACAAGGAGATGTAATTAAAATTTATGACACCTTCGGCACATTTCAAACCAATAATTGTTCAGTGGTACCCAACGGTGCCCCTATTATGAGGACTAATGATACAATGACCATTAGTACACAGGGTGCAGCACTGTCTATGACATATTACGATGCCACAAGAGGCTGGTTATTGGATGCTATTTAAAATACTATGCCATTTAATTATCAAACATTAAAAAATCTTTCAGGCGCTGCGTTTTTAGATAACAGCCTCAACACTGCAGATTTAGCCAACACAACAGTTACTGCCGGTAAAATAGAATTAACTGCTATCACTTCCGCTAAATTGGCTACCGGTGCCGTTGATAATACAGCTTCAACAGTGACCGGTGTATTGCCGGTATCAAAAGGGGGATTAGGCACCTCAACGTTCTCAGGTGCGTACACAGCATTTTTTAGTACTGGAAGTGCCATATCAGCAGGTAATCATGGAATCGCTAGCATACAGGTATTCACTGGATCAAGCACATGGAATAGGCCTGCTGGAGTTCGATATATTAAAGTTCAATTACAGGGATCGGGCGGAGGCGGTTCGGGGCACGGCGAGGGCGGAGCTGCCGGGGGATACTGCGAAAGATATTTAGATGTAACCGGTATATCTTCTGTGGGTATTACCATTGACGGTGGAGGTGGTGGAACTTGGTATTCTAGTGCAGGCGGCAATGCAGGTGGTTCTAGTTTTGGACCATATCTGTCAGCCAGTGGTGGACATGGAGCAAATAGACAGAATCAACATTCGGGCGGAGTTAGTGGAAACGGATCCGGAGGAAATTTAAATATCCATCAAGGCAGTGGATTTAGTCATCATGCCCGCAGTGCTCAAAGTTGTGCTGATTCATATTTTGGAGGGGGAGCTCCTAGTAGCCATCCTCAGGGAGGTAATTTTGCGCACAATCATCAGTCCCATACGTCCCCAGGAACTGGTGGCGCCGGTGCACACTTTCATGGACATAGAGGTTCGGATGGACGACCTGGAATAGTTGTCGTAACCAATTACTATTAAGAGAGAATAATGCCATTTAATTATCAAACATTAAAAAATATAACAAGCGATGCGATAGTTGCAGGCTCTCTTACTGGGGCTGATTTCAACACAAACGCTATCACGGACGCAAAGATAGCCAACACCACAATTACTTCTGCAGAACTAGCGAATGGATCGATAGATGTAACAACTACCGTAGTAACTGGTACTACTCCTTTTAGTAAAGGAGGTACTTCAGCCAGTGCTGTGGGATCAGCATATCGTGTACTAGCAGCAAATGCTGCAAACAACGCACTAGAATTCGCACCCACAGGAATTTTTAGAATGGTAGTTTTTACCTCCAGCGGCACATATACTAAAACAGCCGGAATAAGATATATTTGGGTACAGGTTCAAGGATCAGGTGGCGGTGCATCAGGTCATGGTGAATCGGGTGCAGCTGGTGGTTATGCAGAAAGATTAATTAACGCTACTGGTATTACAACAGTAGGAGTAACCATTGACGGTGGAGGTGGTGGAACTTGGTATAATAATGCAGGCGGTAATGCAGGTGGAACATCATTCGGTGCATTTGTTTCGGCCAGCGCAGGTCACGGAGCCAATAGGCACAATAATCATAACGGCGGATTACCGGGAATAGGCAGCGGTGGAGACTTAAATTTATATGGCGGAGCAGGTGGAGGTCACGAACAACGTTCTTCAGGAATGGGCGGAAAGAGTTTTTGGGGAGGACCTGCACCATCAGGGCATCCTCAGGGAGGTAACTTCACCCACAACCATCAAGGACATTCGTCTCCGGGCACAGGCGGATCGGCTGGTTATTTCAGTGGTCACAGAGGTTCAGACGGCAAACCCGGCTTAATTGTTATTACTGAATTCTTTTAATCAGGAAAAAAAATGCCATTTAATTATCAAACATTAAAAAATATAACTGGATCGGCTGTTGTTGATCTTACGATTACTGATTCAGACATAGCAGCAAGATCAATACCAACAGCTGATTTAAATAACGGAGCAATTACAGCCGCTAAGTTGAGTGCCGGTGCAGTCGATCTAACTGGAACAAAAGTTACGGGAGTGATGCCGATAGCCAAAGGAGGAACTGCGTTGTCAGCTGTCGGATCAGCGAATACGGTATTAAGAGTAAATGCCGCAGGAAATGCTTTTGAATACAGCACCGCAGGCTTTAGTGGTATGCAAGTTTTTACTTCAAGCGGAACATGGAATCGTCCATCAGGTGTGAGATTTATTCGAGTTAAGGTTCAAGGATCAGGTGGCGGTGCATCGGGTCACGGAGAAAGTGGGGGTGCGGGAGGTTATGCAGAGAGAATTATAGATGTTACTGGCACAGCCAGTGTAAGTGTAACCATTGACGGTGGAGGTGGTGGAACTTGGTATTCTGGTGCAGGCGGTAATGCAGGTGGAACATCGTTCGGTGGATTTTGCTCAGCCAGCGCGGGACACGGAGCAAACAGACAGAATCAACATTCGGGCGGAGTTAGTGGAAACGGATCCGGGGGAGACTTAAATATTCACCAAGGCGGAGGGGGATCACATCACGATAATTTTGGTCCAGGCGGGTCAAGCTATTGGGGTGGACCTGCACCATCAGGGCATCCTCAGGGAGGTAATTTTGCTCATAATCATCAAGGACATTCGTCTCCTGGTTCGGGTGGTACTGGTGGGTATTATCATGGACATAGAGGTTCGGATGGACGACCCGGAATTGTAGTAATAGAAGAATATAAATAAAATTGGGAATAAAATTATGAAAAAAGCACTTGTAGTATATCAGGGATGGGTACAACAAATAGTTGAACCTGGACTAGATTATGAAATATACGAAGGCCCAGATGCTACGATGGTTTGGGTAGACGCTCCTGACGAAATTACGTTAGATTGGACGCTGGAATGGAGTCCTAGTCAACAAAAAATGATTTGGATCGAGAGAGATGCTCCATACACAGATCTCGCTGTAGCACGAAAAGTTGCATATGGTGATGTTGGTGCTCAGTTAGACATGTTGTACCATGAACTGCAAGATACGGGTTCTATAAGCTCCGACGGAGAATGGTTTTCACATATTAATACGGTAAAATCTGTAATACCAAAACCTCCGCCACCTGAGCCTCCATATACTATGGAAGAACTGTTAGTAAAGGCACTAACAGAAGAGCCTAGTAAAGACAAAAAAAATATGCCATCAACCTTAGAAATGCCAGCATGGAAACGATATCCGGCTTGGAAACACTACGGGCAATAGCAGTAAAAATATCACCATTAAAAAGGTGCTTGTCAAGCACCTTTTTTTATCTCTTACAAAAAAATAACGACTAAATAACTGGGTATATTATTTTATTGCTTACACTAATAAGGAACACAAATGCACTACAAAAAAATTACGATAATTGGAGGTGGGTCATCAGGTTGGATGACCGCTGCTGCTTTATCCAAACTGTGTCCACACTTAGAAATAACATTGATCGAATCAAAAAAAATAGGAACAGTTGGCGTAGGGGAGAGTACACTAGGCCATATCAACAAATTTTTAAAATTATTAGATTTGAAAGACGAAGACTGGATGGCAGCGTGCAATGCTACCTATAAAAATTCAATTAGATTTACAAATTTTAAAGCCAACGACGGAACACATTTTGAATATCCTTTTGCAGGAGGTTTAGATCTAACTGATAAGCCGGCAGGGGATATGGCATGGGCCCATTTAGCTACAATATATCCAAAAGAATATACTCCAGAAACGTTCGCTGAATTCTATTGCACCGGTAATACAATGCTGGCCAAATATAACAAACAAACTAAAAATGAAGATTTTATTTTAAGAAACTTTAGATTCGCATGGGACACTGCCTATCATATGGATGCGCAACTATTTGGACAATATCTTAAAGATAATATCGCATTACCAAACGGTGTAAAACATGTTATCGGTGAAGTTCATTCTTACAAAAAAGATATATTAGGCAACATTACTGACATAATGCTAGACGATGGAAAAATTTTTAAATCAGACTTGTGGATCGACTGCACAGGTTTTAAATCCCAATTGTTAGAAGTGTGGATGGGGCAAGAATTTCAACCATTTAGTAAAGTGTTAGCTAATGATAGAGCTTGGGCCTGCAGATTACCTTATATCGATCGTGAAAAAGAAATGCATAATGTAACAGATTGTCACGCACTTGATAACGGATGGGTTTGGAACATTCCTCTCTGGAATCGAATCGGCACCGGTTATGTTTACTCAAGTAGATTTGTCACAGACGAAGATGCTAAGAGAGAATTTAGAAAACATCTTGCTAAAAAACACAATCCAGAAATAGCCGAAAATGCCGAAATGTTTAATATCAATATCAAACACGGCAAACGCCGTAGAGCATGGCATCTGAATGTAGTAGGGGTGGGATTAAGTTACGGATTCGTAGAACCACTAGAGTCAACCGGATTACTGACCACTCACGAAAATATTATTAAATTAGTAGAGACCCTTAATCGTAGAAATGGGTACGTAACTCGTACTGAGCAAGACGGATTTAATTTTGCAGTAGCGACAGAAGTTGATAAATTTAGAGATTTTGTGAGCATGCATTATGCATTTTCTGGAAGAACTGATACTCCTTATTGGAGATGGTGTACAGAATACAATGAATACTGTCCGGAAATGATGGGGCCCGATATGTTAATACAGGCACAATACCCTAATGTTATAGGTAATATTGCAGCCAATCAAAGTTTTTGGAGCGACGGAATTGGCCATATGTTTATCATGGCAGGGTTAGGAGTTCGTCCTATTTCAACTAAAGAATTATTGTATGCGAGAGATATTCCTGCGGAAACATACGATCAAGAAATAGGATTCACAAAACGTGCTTATGAAGATTATCGAGATCATATCATTGATTATGTGAAAACATTGCCTAGTCATTATCAATTTTTAAAAGATAATATCTACGGCGGAAAAGATGACTATACTTTGTAAGAAAATCTTTAGTTTATTCACTAAGAAAAAACCTTATATTAGATTTTATTCGGTTTATCCCGGTGTGATAGATCTATTTCCCATTATAAAATCTTCATTGGTGGACAGAAAATTTTTAAACAAAGACTTATACCCACAACATCTTTTATCTACTTTTAATTGCCCCGGACTTAAAAAGATAGTAACAACAGGATTTGTTATTCCTGCCCCGGCGGATTTTGAAATAACTACCAATGGAGACGGATCCTCTTTTAGTTGGATAGAACCAATAGTATTCGATAAAGGTCTTCCTGGTACAGAAAGTTACGTATCATCACATCCGCCATATCAAACATCGCCCTTGATAGC